CATCACAGATGCCAGCGGCGGCAACACGGCGTCAATCAACGGGGCAACGCCGACCACCGACAACACGATGGGTCGCAATCGCATCATCAATGGGGCAATGGAGATAGCACAACGCCGGACTAGTTATTCCCAAACCTCAAACGCCGGGAATTACCATACGGTAGACCGTTTTTCTTATCGTAGGTCTGGCACATGGTCTGGTGTTACTGCGGTCACTATAAGTCAGCAAAGCAGCGGCGCCCCTGTTGGGTTTAAAAACTTTTTGCGTCATGCTCCTGTTGGTTCTGATGCCACGACCCCAGACAATGCAGCCATGCTTATTGATTACAAGACAGAGGGTTTTGATACCGCAGACCTTGAGTGGGGTACTGCTAATGCCAAAACTGTAACGCTGTCTTTTTATGTTAGAAGTTCTGTTACGGGTACTTTTTGTGTAACTTTCAAAGACACTCAGTCTAGTGGGTCTATTACAGGATACACGGCTGAGTACTCAATCGCCGCTGCTAATACTTGGGAATACAAAGCAATTGTAGTTCCCGGCCCTACCTCCGGCACTTGGGGAACTGGAAATACAAAAGACATTGGGATAATGTGGTTTATTTCTGGCGACACAAGCAGCCCAAGCGAATCTGGAAGACTTGTCTCGGCAAATTCTTGGAGTGGTTCAAGACCAGATAACACCTACACAGCAAACCAGTCAGATGCAATGACAACATCTTCTGGTCAGACTTTTGACATCACAGGCGTCCAGCTTGAAGCAGGCAGCGTAGCCACCAGTTTTGAACGCAGGAGTTATGGGCAGGAGTTGGCGTTGTGTCAGCGGTATTACTATCGGATAAAACCAGATGTGGCATATGGATGTATTGCCGAAATTGCTCATGCAACAGCAACAACAAACGCAAGGGCAAGAGTTGTATTTCCAGTAACCATGCGAACTAGACCAACGGCACTTGAACAAAGTGGCACTGCTGGCGATTACGATGTTCAACTTGGAAGCGGGGTAGCGGTTTGTTCAGCGGTTCCAACAATTTCTACAGGAACTGTTACGACAACTCAAGTGGCTGTTGTTGATTTTCCAGTAGCCTCTGGTTTAACTATAGGTCAAGCCGGAAACATAAGAACACCGTCGCCCGGTAACGGATATCTCGGATGGAGTGCCGAACTATGATTTACAAAATGCTACCTAGCCAAGAAGGCGAACCACAAATCTACGCTCGCATTGACGATGACGGCTTATGCCGCCTGACTTGCACAGAAGACCATCCACCGTTTCAAGAGTGGCTGGCAGAGGGCAACACGCCCGAAGCTGCTGACGAGGTGTAGACATGCCGGGAGAGATACAACTATCAGACGCACAGATTGACGCCATTGCAGAGAAGGCGGCAGAGAAGGCGTTCAACAAAATATATGCAGAAGTCGGCAAATCGGTGCTGACTAAGTTGGCATGGCTGACAGGTGCGGCTGTGATTGGTTTATTTATATGGCTAGGAGGGCACAACTCCCTGCCAAAATAGGGGAAGAAAATGATTGACCCAGTTAGCGCCTTTGCCCTTGCGACTGCTGCCTTCAACGGCATCAAGAAAGCGGTAGAGGTAGGGAGGGAACTGGAAGATGTAGCTGGATTCTTTGGTAAGTATTTTCAAGGGGTCAGCGATGTCAACAAGGCGGCAGAAGAGGCACAAAACCCACCGCTGTTTAGAAAGCTGCTCAGTGCAGGTTCTGTTGAAGAAGAGGCAATGAACGCCCTGATTCATAAGAAGAAGATAGAGAGTATGGAACGTGAGCTGCGTCAACTCATCACCCTTAGATACGGGGTGGAAGCGTACAAAGAGATGATGCAGATGAGAAGGCAAATCAGGGAACAGAGGGAACGAACAGTTTATAGGCAAGCACAACGGAGGCGAAACTTTCTATGGAACACATTATATGTTGGTTTAATCTCCATTCTCCTTGGTTGTCTATGGTGGTTATTGGTGTGGGTAACAAACTATAAGGGGTGAAACATGTACGGAAAGAAAAAAGGTAAAGGTAAGAAGCCGCCCAAGAAGGGATACTGATATGAAGCAAGGATTGTATGCAAACATCCATGCCAAGCGTAAACGTATTAAGGAGGGTAGTGGTGAAAAGATGCGTAAGCCCGGAAGCACTGGAGCGCCTACAGCAAAGGCTTTTAGAAAAGCAGCTAAGACGGCAAAGAAGAAATGAAGAACGCGAAGCACTACACCAAGGCAGGGAAATTGTGGACAGGCGCAACTCACAAAATGCCTGACGGCTCTCTGCACACTGGGGCTAAACACACCGCCTCTTCAGAGAAACTATACCATCAGAAGGGGAAAACAGATGCCTCTCAAAAACGGAAAAAGTAAGAAGGCAGTTAGTGCCAACATTCGCACCTTAGTGAAGGAAGGCAAGCCTCAGAAGCAAGCTATCGCTATAGCCCTACAAAAGGCTGGCAAGGCTAAACCAAGGAAGAAAAATGGCTGATTCATTTACAGATTTTGTGCAGAACCTATTCCCTAGTTTGGGGCAAACGCGACAGCCGATGTTGACTGGGACATTTGCTGACCCGTCTTCTTACCGTTCTTCACCTGAAGCAGCAGCCTACTATGCTGACCCGTTTAGGAAACAAAACGCCATACAACAAGCCTCCCTTGATGCTGCGTTGAAGAAGAAACAAGCTGATGAGGCTGCACAGCGTGTACAAGGGATGCTTTCAGGTGGAGATGCAGCAGAGACTGGTGACCTAAATCCGTATGTATCTGCTTTTTTAGATTCTGAAACTGATGCTGAACGAGGTGCAAGGCTTGGTGCTTTTGGTAAAACAGCGTTAGGTATGGTTACTGGGCTTCCACTATCTTCTGATTTTGCAACTATGGCTGGTCTAAATAGCACTGCCGGTATGCAAGGACAATTAGCAGCAATGTATGGAAACTACCTGACACAGCCAAGTATTGTTCAAAACATTATGAGTTCTGTTGCTCCGGGTCGTGTTGCTGCAATGGAAAACGCATATATGACAGCACTAAACCAACAAGCAGCACAAGAACGTGGTGGATGGGAAGCTGCTGCGGCTGCTGAACAAATGGCAGAATTAAACCAACAAGCAGCAGACGATTTAGCCGCTTGGAATGCCTATGAATCCTACAACACTGGAGACAGTGGTGGAGTTTTTGCTTCTGATGCTGGCGCTGGTATGAGTAGTACCTCTCCTGACGCTGGAGCCGTTACTACAAATAGCGGGGTTTCTGTTGGCTACGGTGGAGGTTACGGTTAATGAAACACAGCGTAGGTAAAACAATAACTACCACCGGCTCAGACGTTGAGTTGTTCACGGTGCCTAATGGGTATGTCGCTGAGATAGAGACGTTGTTTATCTCTAACACAAGTGGTAGCACAGCCAGTGTCAGTGTGTACTGGCAACACGCCCATGACGCCACTCATAAGATTTACATTATCAATGGCAAGAGCTTGAACAGCAAAGACTATCTCCAGTTTAGCAACGGCTCAATTGTGTTGAAGGCTGGGGACAGTATGCAAGTTCAGACTAGTACATCAGGTATCTCATATATTGCTACTTTTGACCTACGCAAAGAGTTTCCAATGTACACTTTTGATGGTGAATAGTTGACAAACTGCTTATTTTGTGGTATAATTATTCACGTTTGAGGAATATAAATGACTTATTTACAACTTGTCAACGCTGTGTTACGCCGCCTACGAGAGAACGAGGTGGCTTCTGTGTCTTCCACTTCTTATTCCAAGTTGATTGGTGACTTTGTAAACGAGGCTAAGGCACGGGTGCAGGCAGCTAGAGACTGGTCTTCTTTGCGTACCACCCTAACTGTCACGACTGTTGCTAATACTTTTAACTACGAGTTGAACGGGGCACAGAACAATACAAAGGTGTTGGATGTTTGGAACGATACTTCTAACTTTGAAATGAAGTATAGGGACGGGCATTGGTTCAACAATGAGTTCTTGATGAACACCCCTCAGACTGGTCAACCACTTTATTACAACTTTAACGGTGTAAGTAATGATGGTGACATACAGGTAGACATCTATCCTATTCCTGATGGTGTTTATTCTTTACGTTTCAACGTGACCATGCGTAACCCTGACCTCAGTGCTGACAGTGACACTGTAACTATTCCAACACGTCCCATCATCCTTTTTGCTACAGCTATGGCTATTGAGGAAAGAGGTGAAGACGGCGGTCAACAAAGCATCAACGCCTACCAAATGGGGCAAGAAGCCTTAGTAGATGAGATTGCTTTTGATGATGCGCGTAGTCCTGAAAATAGTATTTGGTATCCCGTATGAAGCAATTACAAAACATCTCTGTTGTTGCGCCAGGATTTTATGGTCTGAACACGCAGGACAGTAGTGTTACTTTGTCAACCAACTTTGCATTGACAGCAGACAACTGTATCATTGATAAATATGGTAGGTTAGGTGCTCGTAAAGGGTGGACAATGCAAACCACCAGTGGTTCTAGCGAACTCAGTGGTTCTTCTGTTGACTTCCTTATGGAGCATGTAAATGCAGACGGATCAACTGTTGTCTTGTCAGGCGGTAACAACAAAGTGTTCTCAGGCGGTGTTAATGCTGCGTTAACAGACATTACGCCTAGTTTATACACCATAACAGACGACAACTGGAAGGGAGCTAGTCTCTACGACCATGCCTTAATTGTTCAGCAAGGACACGAGCCGTTGGTGTACAACTCAGGCAGCAGCCCAGTGTGTCAGACAATGACTGACTACACCAGTTTGACACAAAACTACTCTATCTCATACCCTCGTGATGCTATTGCTGCTTGGGGTAGGTTTTGGGCACACGACGGTGAAACAGTTTATTGGTCTACAGATATAGCTGACACCAACTTCCCTGCTTTTTATGGAGGCACCAGCGGTACGTTAAACATTTCTGCTGTTCTCCCTAACAACACGGACACTATTGTTGCACTAGCTGCCCACAACAACTTCCTTATCATATTCTGTAAGAACAACATTGTCCTATATAGCAACGCAGACAACCCAATTGCTGGCGACTTCTCTGTTGCCGATGTTATTATTGGTGTTGGTTGTGTGGCGCGTGACAGCGTACAGAGCACAGGTAATGACATCATCTTCTTGTCAGACACAGGTATTCGCTCCCTTGGTAGACTTATTCAAGAGAAAAGTTTACCTATGCGTGACCTGACAAAGAACATTAAGGATGACTTCATACAGATAGTAAAGACAGAACAAGGCATAACTGAAGACATGCGTCTTGTTCGCTCTGCTTATTCAGAACAAAACTCTTTCTATCTCATCTCTTTTCCTGCTTCTGATATTGTTTATTGTTTGGACATGCGGCAAGCCTTAGAGGACGGGTCTGCTCGTGTCACTCGGTGGGTTGATTATGAGGCAGGTTCTTTCTTACGCCGCCGCAATAGGGACTTGTTGGTTGGTAAAACAAATGGTATTGGTTTGTATACTGGCTATCAGGACAATGGCAGCAGTTACATCCTGCGTTACTATTCCAACCACATTGACATGCAGAACCCAACAATGGTTAAGATGCTGAAGCGTATTAAGGCTACAGTTGTGGGCGGGAACAACCAAGAGTTTATTGTTAAGGCTGGGTACGACTACCAAGGCACCACCTTCTCTTACCCTTTCACTATTGTTACTGGCAACATTGCTGAATACACAGATGATGAAGATAATGTTACTGAAACTGATGCTA